CTAGCTTAGCTTCTGCATTGTTAGATAACGTATGGAAGTCGCCTGAGTATTCTTCTACCAGACCTGTACCATAGTTTCTACCTCTTGATAAGTTCCATGTGAGTGGAATATACTCAAGGTCGTTCTGTTCTACATAACCTGCTTCTTCTGAACAGTAACAAATATCTTCTAGCTCTTGCCATACTAAATATTTATCACCAACTCTTTGCATACAGGTGTATATTGAAACGTCATCTCTGTCGCCGTACCCATGTATCATAGCTAATTCTGCTAACTCGTCTGATAGACCATTTACTTCTTTAGTCTCTCGTACGATACATTTAACCATTTCGCCGTTCAAGTCTCGTAGTATTGAATAATCTCTAATAGAGAAGTTACTCATCATACCACCAACTTTCTTAGGTATCTTTAACAAAGCATTACCAGTTACAACTAAGTGTTTAACTGTATCGGTAATTACTACTCTGCCGTTTCTTTTGTCTAATTGTTTGATAGCTTCACGTTCTGCACTTGCCATAGCTTCATCTATAGCTGCATCATTTGAACCATCTACACTAACTTCCGCTCTTTGTTCTTTGGATAAATCCATTTTAAAGAAAGGTCTTGATGGTTGAAACAGAGCCATCATAATTTTATTGGACAAGTTAGTTACTGCTTGCGCTCCTACCGATTGGTAGTCGTGCTGCATTTCTTCATCTTCATCACCGTCCTGCGGCATGATGATAGGTAATGTCCAAGCGGCGTAACGCTCTGCTTTACTTAAAGCGGTGTCTCGCCCTTTACTTGTTTTGAATTCACCTTTTAACTTGAAGTCACCATCAAGATAGTGTTCTTTCGCGCTGTGGAAATTCATACTTAAACCCTCAAAGTAGAACCACGTCGAATTCGTAAGTCTGCCTCGGATAAGGATTCAGCCGCAAGGTCTATTTTACCTTGTTGACCTACACCTGCACCTTCTGTCTCTGCGAATACTTCCGCTGCTCTTGCTTGTTCTTGGTCTTTTTCAGCTTGCTTTCTAGCCTTCTCTCTTGCTTTTCCGGCTTTATCTTGCTCTACTGCCGTACTGACTGCGCTAATAGCTACAACTGCTGTTACTGCCCAACTCATACTTTATACTCCACTAGTTTATCGAACTCAGCGAAGTTTGGAGCTATGAACTCCTTCTTAATTTCTTCTGTGTCCGTTAGGTCTGTGGCATGTAAGCATATCCAGTGTGTCTCCTCTATTGCATATCCTGCTCGCTTTACGCCAGCAGGACTCTTGAACATAGCAGGAGCGGATATCTCTTTCACACCCTCTTCAGTAGCGACTAAGATCTTACCCTTAGTCACTATGTTCAAATTCTCTTGGAGATGTATTTCACCAACAAGGGTCACGCCTTGTGGAATTATTAACTCTCGTGCGTAAATACCATTACAGAATGTCTCATTCAATGGTAGTGTTGCTTGAGGTAAGCTTTTGCAGTGTTCCTCTAGTTCACATATAGAACTGCGACGAGCCATAGGCGTGAGTTGTTCCCATTTACTAATCGGTAACATAATGTCCTCGGCCTACAAAGTTCTGTTCGATGTAGTGTATAACTTCATCTTGTGCAGCTTTACGTTGTATCTCGATGATGCAATCATCTTTACCTATCGGGCCTCTTTGACCAAATAAACGTTTCAACTGTTCTACATGTCCTCTAGCTAGCCCATTAGGGTCTAGTTTTGTCTTACTCATAATTTCTCCATTACTGTTATCCAAAGAAATAGTCGGCATCTAGTATTTCGTCGATGTCGTATGAACCTCTAAACGATAAAGGCTCAACTTGTTGCTGCTCTGCCCAATCATCTAACGGGTTATGCTTTGTATACAGTTTGTGGAATTGCTTTCTGATAGCCACAGCTAACTCCTCAACATTACCTGCATGTGTACCGTAGTCGTCATGTATCATGGCGAAGCTATGGAAGTCACAGGCGTTGATTGTCATTATCATGTGTGTACTATCTATCGAGTGTACAAAGTTAGGTGACACACCGTTCTTCTGTGCTGCACTATAAGCTTTTCCTGGCTTGTTAATATCTCCTACTGACAATGTAAGTCCATCATTCAACTGTGTCTTAATCCTAGTTGTCTGTACTTTATTGTAGTACTGATATACTGGGAAACCAATAGGTGTTACCCACTGCTTAAACCCATTACCTGTATTCTTGCGTAACCAATCCATCGCAGCTCTGGCCGCCACTACTACTTCACCTATGGACTCCCATAGAAGAGGTGTCAAGTAACATGCAAACTCCCATTGGTGTTTATCAGCTAAGCCGAACTTACTCCAATTATCTTGCACGTACGACATAACGTAGTGGCGAGCACTCTCTTGTGTTGCTCCGTATGGTAACGTCATTACTGGACGTTTTGCACACTTACGATCTATACCTACTTGTAGCCAGATTCTTGCTCTAGCATCTTGTGTCTGATCGTAGTGGTCTTGTACCTTACGTAAGCAAACATCAGCAACATCTTGATAGATGTCCGATGGTAACTTGTTGTCTGTTAGGTTAGTTGCTCTTGCTCCAACAGGATCTCGTAGCATGGCGCTAAAATGTTGTAGGCCATTGCAAGAGCCGTCGAGTCCCACAGGCAAGTAGCCCATAGCTTGTTTGTCACGACCGTAGTCTGTTGCTGCCCATTCAAAGCAGAATGCAAGAAACTGGTAAGGCTTGTCGGCACTTCCCCACAACTCTCTACTTGAGATTGGATCATCGTTAATAGCTCGAATGAAATCCTCTTTCTCGACGATAAATTGTACTCTCTCGCTGTAACTGGCTTTATCAAATCCAAACGTGTTAGATCCTTGTATAGCGAGCCAACGTATTCCTGATTCACCAAATCGTACTGGACGAGCAAAGTGTAGTAATCCTTTTGCGAAGTCTGCTCCTTGTGGGCTGAGTCCGCTTGTTGCGCAATATACTCTTCCACGGAAGTCACAGTTATAGGCGAAGTATAATTCATCCCAGTCCTTAATCTCTTCTGCTAGGGCGAACCCTTGCATGAATGCTAGGACTTGACCTCTTCTTTGTTGTTCGTTGTTGTAAGCTGTCTTGGCTGCTGCCTTCCAGTTACTAACGCGTCTCTTCTGATCTTTATTAAGATCTTGTTTGTCTATCTCTCGTAAGTCATCAGGGAACGGTGGCGGTTCTATCTTAATCTCAGATGGAATACCTATGTTCATACCTTTCTTATAAACAATACGTTGAACGTCTAATACTCTTGTATTAACACGCCACGCGGTTCGCTGCATCTTATTTACGGCTGAGGAATGTTGTTCCATGCTGTACTTTGCTACGAACTTCTTATGCTGTTTACCTTTGACTTTTACGAAAGGTAATCTATGACCTAGTGTACGAGTATGATAGCCACCGCCCTTACCATTTTCCCATGGTTTTGGGGGTATCTTTAGTGGTAACAGATAAGGCATCATTAAGCCTCTATGCTTCTCGAACTCATCTGACCACTTATCAAACTCTTCTGTACACTTGACTATGTATTGCTTCTTGTTCTTTTCCCATTGTAAGTATAGGTAGAATACATCACCGTAAACCTTGAGTGCTGCGTTTACGCAATGTGTACCTATATGTGCTTTTACAGTAGCAGCCCAAGCAGTCCATTCGAGATCGAATCTGTCAAACATAGTGTTCATCACTTTATGCTTGTGTCTGTAGTCGGATACTTTCTGTGTTGTAAAAGAGTTTCTTACTGTGTTGTAATACGCTGGGTGAGCATCTTCGAAGATCATACATTTTATGTCGGTTTCTAATCTACCACCAATATCCATAGCTACTTGTACAAGTGTATGGTTACGTGGTTCTAGGATTGCTTGGAATAATACTTTCAGAGTGATGAAAGCTATACGTTCCCAATCTTCGTCGATTACTACTCTACGTAGATAGACATTAGTGTGGGCCTGAATACCTTTGGTAGTATAAGCTTGTTTCTTCAGCTCTCCTGCTACTTCCATTAGACGTTCGCGGAATAGGTGTTGGACAGTGTCTGCCGTATCCCCTTGCCCACTTTCTTTAACACGCAACTGAGTCGCTGCGTATCTTGCTGCTCCTCTATCGGAGCATTCTTGTTCCCACTCTAGTTGATCTTCTAACGTTTTCATTTTGCTGCCTTACGCCTTTTGCGCAGCGTTACCGCTCGCTTGTTACGTTTAATCCGCTTCTCGTCTGCCGTTAGGTGTGACGGGTGCAACAATTGTGTTTGTGGTTTCTGGTGTTTCTCTAGGTATTTACCTAAGCCTACGATGTACTTCTCTGGTGAGATTCCTGTGTGTCCTCTCATAGCTTTCACACGTACTTTACCTTCAGCACCGTTGCATGAGTTGTGTAATACACCTCGTACGAAACCTGTGGTATGGTCGTGATCTAGTACAGGACGGTCGCGCTGTGTCATGGGATGCCCACATACTGCACATTTACCGCCCTGCATCTTTAGTAGCTTTTGAGTTACATCAGAGACTTGGTTTGCTTTAAGTCTCTTAGGCACTAGTCAAAATCCCCTGCCGCTTTGTTCCAGCGTATCGCTTTGAAACGTGGTTCACGTAGGCTGCCATCTGGTAATTCTTTCATAGCTTTAACTTCAACTATCTGACCTATGATCTTCTCTGGTGTATGCCACCATTCGTCACGTTCGTCGTCAGTCATACCTGATACTGTGAAAGTATGTCCTGCTTTACTCTTAAGTAATAGAGCGCCAACTGTGTTCGAGTATTTACCTTGTCCAGCTACAACACCTGTAACTAACAGATCTTTGGTACACTCTTCTTTGATCTTCATTAGATCACAGTTACGTTTACCTTCTGAGTAAGGTGCTGCTGTACGTTTAAGTATTACACCTTCACCACCACTAGACCAAATAGATCTAGCTTCTGTCTGCATTGCTACTATGTTACTAGTTGTTATTAGTACTGGTGCTACACGTACTTCATACATAGCCATTTCTGTAACAAGGCGTTTCATCTCTTTGTAACGGGCGCTGAATGCATCGTCCGGCGTTATGACAAGATCGTGTACCATTAGGTAGGCGTTCGGGCATTGCTCTGATTTACGGTTTAAAACGCCGTTAAGGGTATGAAAATCCTTATAATCGTGACTTAATATCTCAAATATAAATCGGCCAGTTAAGAATGGATACTGTGATAATGTATCCTGTAGCTTCATAGAAAGCCCTGAGAGCGATGGTATTAATCGGCCTGTTGAGCTACGTATATAACCTGCTTCGCCGTGTACTACGTCTAGAGTGCCGAACCAGCCGTCATATTTCTCAAAGACTGAGTACATCTGTTCATTACACTTAGGGTTCTTCTTTGCTAGTTCAAGGTGTAGGTGTAGTGCTTTTTGCATCTTCATTCTACTAATATCCTGTATGGTACAGCATCTGCGTTTACGCAGCGATTTACTCGGAAGCCCTCAAAGCGTAGCTTGCCGTTGTCCAAGTCTAACCTCATTGCATACTCTCTGTCTGCTAGCAAGGCGAAGTACGTCTCGTTGTTTAAGTATAATTCGATTACTCTAGGTGGTTTCATGTTTTCGTGCTCAAAGGCATGTCGCTTCTTAAACACAGCATTCGCTATCTCTTCAAACATTAGCTTGTCCCTCGGCCATTGCTCTCATCATCTTCTGAGCTGCTTCTACTGTACGTTTTGAGTCTTGCGGCGATAAGCCAGCACCCCAGAATCCTAAAGCTTTCATTACTTTCTTAAGTTCAAACTCTCTAACGCCCCACATACGTAGGTACTGCATTAGTTGTTTCTTGTTTGTACGAGGACAGTCACTACCAGTATCTAATACTTGATAGGTTACTGAGGTACAACCTTCTTCATCTTTGTCGTTCATTGGTATATAGAATTGCATTAGTCACCCATTTCTAATTGTAAGTTAATGAAGTCTTTAAATCGCTGCATACGTTGCTCTTGGTCTTCTGTCAACGTGTAACGGAAACCTACTGTAGCAAGGAAGTCCAGCACATCAAGTGGGTCAAGAGTTCTACGCATCCATAATAGGAAGGCTTGTTCAAAGAACATAGCTTTCCATAAGCCTGCTCCGTAAGTTTCTTGGTAAGCTTCGCCAACCCTTTGGAACGCTTGTCTATCATCATGTACTCCATCTAGTATTGCAACTGCTTTGGCTTCTCCACAAGCAATTGAACCTGATTTACGTTTACCTGCCTTTAATGGCAAGTACCTATCCATCAGTCTATTGGATAATTTAGGTAGTCCTGGGATAGTGTCTGCTGTATCTCCCATAAGTACTTGATGCCAAAACCAACTGGTTCCTTCACCTACTAACTTAGGTTTGACGTTACCAACTTCTCTATACTCTGTACTACCGTATCCACTAACTAACCACATACGTCCTGTCTTATAGTCGCAGTGCCATCCGGGAACCATCCAGAGATCTTTGTCTCCTGACATAAGTACTGAGTTTAATAACTCACCTTTAGCTATTGCTTTTACTTGGTATTGACAAAGGCTGTCATCAGCTTCTTGGAACTGATTTACTACTGGTTTGCATGTACGGAATTTAAAGTTAGCCATCTCATTTCTGAGTGCTGTCTTACGTTCTGTCATTGCTGGGTCACGATCTGCTCCCCGCTTTTCTTGGTAAGGTTTGACTGAAGCCATTTGCTCTCGCCCACCTTTCATACCTACAGTCAAATGTACGTTACAGAACTCTGCTCCGCATTGTGCCATTAGGTATTTAATCTTGCTTCTAACTCTTTTAACGTCGTGCGCTATAGTCTCATCAGGGTGTGCGCAGTCGAACGAGAGAAAGTCTGCATCTAACTGCAAGACTCTCCCTTTACGAACTGGTATACCTTGACCTGACTCAACAGCACTATCTGCTATTTTCTTCAGGTCTAGTTTCATACTGTTACCCAATCTGTTGCTAACATATCTGTCTGTGATGCTAACCAAGGTACTTGATGGCCGTCAGCTGTTTTCATGTATATGTAAGGTAATGACATTTTAGATTCAGTATCAGGCACTTGTAATGATAAGAACATACCTTTACCATTCCAACCTTCTCTGCTAACACATAATCCTGCTCGTAGTTGGTTTAATGCCCAACCCATATCGAAGTAACCCATTATAAGCAGTCCACGTCTTCATCTTCAGGAGCTGTTGCACCTTCAGCTAAATCACTTTCGTCAGCTTCTAGTAAACTATCGTCTACTAAGTTCTCTTGTGTCAGAGCTTCTGTACGAGAGCCAACCCATTCTAGGTTAGTCATGATCTTTTCTTGAATAGTATTCTTAGACACTACGTTCTTATCTTTGTCTTCACGAGTACCGTCAATAAACAGTGTTTCCCACATGGCTACAACCATGTCGTCAGAGATACCTTCGTTCTCCCACATGAATACTTTTGAGTTGCCGTGTAACTCTTTCACATTGATAGGAGTAGATGATTCTACTTCACCATCTTCGTCTAACACTTCGCGTACTGCTGGTACAAATGACCATACACCTTTCTCATCTAGGTTAGCATAGATCTTCTGATCTTTACCTTCACCAACTTTGTTCTGAGTGATGTGAGCTTTCAAAGGTTGATCAATCATAGTTAGGAAGTTCTTATGAGTACCGCCTAATGCTTTGTTCATGCTGTTAAACAGCTTCTTGTATTGGCTGGTTGCTGATGAACCTTTGCCTAAACTTACGTACATCAAAGCCGGTACTTTCTTACCGTCGATCTCTACAAGATGTTTCTTGCTTGATACTTCAAATACTAAATCTACTTTAAGTCCCGGCTTGTAAGCTGGGTTCTTAGATGCGTAACGTCCTGTTTCAATGTAGTCACGCAGGCGCAGTAAACATGCACCTTCTTCTAGTGGCTTACGTTCGAAACCTGACTTGTCTACGTTTAAATCTTCTGTTTCTGCTGCTGCGGCTGCTAGAGCCTTTAAATCTAATGCTGACATAATTAATCCTTATGCGGTAAATGTGACATGTCGAATAGATCGTTACCTACCTCTGCTTCTACAGGGAATGGTACATCAATCTTGAGTGTATTCGGGAATGCCTTGTTAAATGTTTCTGGTACAGACTCTAATATTTTAGCTACTTCGATAACAACTGGGTTGAGTGTGTCCGAGTCGATACCATCTAGCAATACACAATCATGTACTGTGTTTGTTAATAGTACTTGACCGTCAAACATATCGTTAGCTACAAAGTATCTGAATACTTTACCTAACATTGCTTGTACGATCTCACCACCGAAACCTTGAACTGGATAGTTCTTACGTTCGGTAGGTTTAAAGCCAGTGTACTGACCTTTGTCTTGTTTCCACTTAGGCGCTATGTTTTGTTTCCATAGGTAGCGAGTCCCAGTAGGTGAGTCCCAGTGTGCTTCTTTTTGATTGAATCTAACTCCTTCAATAAACAGTGAACCGCCTCTCGCTGTTGCGTTGTGGTCGATATGTTTAGCAAGTCTATCATCAAAAGATACAACTCCTGGATACAGTCTGTTCTCGGCTTCAATGAGAGCTTCGACATCTGCCTTCGGCATACCTGTCTCTTCGACCAATGTAGCCACGCCTGCTCCGTACGCTCGTTGAAAACTAAATATCTTAGCCTTAGTCCTTTGAGCCCCGATGTCAGGATCATGCTGTTTGTGGTGTAAGTCCCAGATTTCTTCATAGGGTCTACCTAATTTGGCAGACAGTCGCATACAGTGAAAGTCTACTTTGTTGTTTAAATCTTTTCGTAAGTTTACGTCGTTAGACAATACGCCTTGTACTACAACCTCAAGCTGTGAGTAATCAATCTCTGCAACTCTACCTTTGTCAAAGCGGGAACTGAACATACGCTTAACTTCTGATTTCGCCACACCGTCGCCATCTTTGTCAGCTCTGGGGAGCGTCTGTAGATTAGGATCGGATGAACTGAGTCTCGTCGTAACGGTACTTGTGTGGTTGAGCTTGTGGTGTACGATACCGTCGTGTCCAACCAGAGTAAGTAAGCCCTTGCGCTTACCTTTCTTTTCTTCAGTCCAGTAGTACGAGCTAAGGTCTTTTGCGATCTTAGTTTGTGTACTGAGCGCATCCGTAAACGGTAGACCGAGTTTTCCCAGTTCCGCGATAGTGTCCTTGTCCGTCGAATACAATGGATTGTCGTACGCATCGGTACTTGAACCCTTCCATTTATCTTTAGGTTTAACGTATCCCTTGAACGCGAAATAGTGGTCAGTTTGTGCGCCTTTTGGCTTCGTAAGATCTGGTACATCAACTTGTTTATACTTACCTTGTCCTGCATTCTTACCACCTTTAAAACAGTTCTGGTTTATGTACCACTTGCCTTTGTGTTCCCAAGAGTTGGCAACGGATTCAGGCACAAGGAGCACGTACAATGCCCCCGCTTTAATACAGTTGTCATCATCGGGTGATACAGGCAGCGTGACTCCATCGACTGTGAAGATAGGTTGTTTGACCTTCTTCTTTGCGTACTCGCCGTTGCCGTTGTCGTCCACATGTTGCACCCACTTACTATATTTTACTGTCCCACCAAATATTAGGCACGACTTCTGTACAGGACTACCCCAATTAAATATTAGTTCTGGTGGTAGCTCTGGTATATATTCTTCTAGTTCTTGTTGGGCTGCTTGCAGTGCATCCCATTGTTTCTGTCTTAGTTCTTCACCGAGTTTTTGATCAACGTATAGTCCGTTGTATTCCATCTCGGTTGTAGCTAGTAAACCATCCATACGCATCTTTGCCATCGTACGGAATTCTGCTGGGTGTTCTGCTTTAATACGAGCCATCTGCCCACGGAATATTAACCATGTGTTATGTACATCACCTACTATCTGATCACCATCACCAACGAGGTAATCTGTTAGTAAGCCTTGTGGAATCTCTGAAGTCAGTGCTCCGTCTTCCCACATTTCTTTAACTGCGTCTATCTTACAACCACCACCATAGCTCTCTGCTATGTCATTCATTGCACACATCTGTACGTCTTGGGTTGCTCCACCCAATAAGTATTCTATGTACTGGCCGTCGTATATTGTTCCACCTTTCTTGAGGAACTTAATTAATTCAGGTTCTTTCCATACCCATAACAAATCGAACTTAATGTTAAAACCGACCAGAACATCAATGTCTGAAAGGTCTGGTAGAACGTTCTCTCTGTGGTACTCTTCGTAATACTTTTCTTGTGGTGTACCGCCATTGATACTCCATCCAATTTGGACAATATAATTCCGCTCACAAAATGGCCCTGCTACTCGTTTATTATGTTTGTGATTCTCGACCTCTAGGTCAAATGTTAGTATGTTCATGATAGTTTACTTATTAGTTGATCTAACTTGTCTAACACTTCATCTTTAGTTCCTGAATGAATAAGCCTTTTTATACCTCTTAACCTATCAGTAATCTCCCCGTACATTTCGCGTTTGATACATTCCGCCATTATACGTTCTGCTTCTGCACCTCGGTCTGCCCATATCCCTGGCAATGTAACTTGTGTACTCAGTGTTAAATTAAAGGTGCTTCTAACACTTTGACCTATACTTAAATTCTCTGCTGTAAAATTTGTTGTAGCTTGCGCCCAATTGTCTGCGATCATTTCCCCATGACCACGACGAGCTGCTTTAACTATATCTTTATGTTCTAGTATCTTCATAATGTACCTTGAATAAACCGCCCGTAGGCGGTGTGACTAGCTATACTCTCGTACCAACCAATCTAAACTTTTCTCTGAAATATTAGCACCACCGTCTTTAACATCGTCTAATTCAACGATACCTCGCCAGTGATGATTACCTTGTCTACCCATATAATTTTCAAGATGTGGATAGAAGCTACCAGCACAAATACCTACTCGTGTTGAACCATCACCTAAGTAATGTTTCGCCATCTTTAAGCCTTGTGTATGTCCACATACGAATGACCAACCAGCGTTCTTTAACATGGTATCAGCCATGCCACCTACTGGCCCTCGTTTAGCAGCGTGTGAGTTTTGGAAGAAGTGACTGAAGCGTATACCTTCGATTGTCACGACATCTAAAAAGTCATAAACTTCAAAACCTAACTCTGCTGGATCTGGTATAGTAAACAATCCTTCTAAAGTTGGGAACTCCTCGTATAGTCGAGGTATCCTAACTTGTGGATCGTGATTACCTACTGTAAATACTAGTCGAGGATTATAATAATCTTTCTTCTTAGTTTTACGTTGGTACGTTCTTAATGGTTTCAGGAATTCCTTTAATGCCCTAGTACCGGCTCTGAGATCTTTCGCTATGCGTTGTCCCTCTAGTTCCATCTTGGTACTAAATCGACTTAGTGCAGGCATATCCCACCAATCGCCTATGACAACAATTACATCAGGTTTTGTTTCCATGATATATTTGCCAGCGGCTTGTATATGAGTGATGTCGTCACCGTGTCGTACTTGCGTATCTGGTATTACTAGAATCTTCAAGGTACTCTCCCGAGTTATTTACCCAGCCCACCTAGCCCCATAGCCACGTGTATCAACATGAGTAAATCCTTTGTACTTACCTAAACCAATCAAATTAGCGTATGGTCTGCTCTTTAGGTAGCCGTAAACTTTAGTAGGTGTAACACCTTTAACTTTTATATCTGCACCATCTGATTCCCAGTTATTCTCAGGCGTGACAATATGCTCTGATCGTTTAGCTGAGTTAGGTGTGTTAGCATTATGTGCTAAGCAACGTGCGACACAGTTTAGTGTTACTGGTCGTCCGAAATGTTCTCGTAAATCTTCTAACAGAATTAGTAAGGCTATACTTGGGCCGCCTTTACCGCAACAATGGCAGGCCATGTTATCAGCTTCTGTGAAATTTGCTGTTGTGTACATATATGATCCTTTGCTGCTTTTGCTAATAAATTATGAGTCATGCCCATAACGGTGTGTAAATGTACTCTTTCTTCGGGTGTGTGTTTATTAATCCAGTTTTCTATTTCTCTATAGTCTGCGGGTGTATGAAACATACCACAAGGTTTAATACTAAAGTGTTGCATGTTTATCTCCTATGTTAATGAGAACAGTCAGCACTGGGCCATGAGAAGGCATAGGCCTGTCGCGTCTTCTCGTTATCTACTAACTGCTCTCATTAAAATAGGCTGACGTAGGTGGGTTTTGCGCCCACTATACCTGAAAGTTCGTCTAGCTTCCCTAACAGATGGTTTACTATAACTCTACTACGCCATAAAGAAAATCCCTCCTAGTTAGCATCACGACTTACACTCATTGCGCTTCGCAGAATCAGTATATCTCGGTACTTCTTCCCTAGGAGGGATCTAAAATTGCCAACAAGATGGGTGTTGGACTTGGTGAAACCTCGGTGAGGG